CAGTAAATTCATACGCAACACCACTTTTGACACCAAGCGAAGCAGTAACTCTTAACGGTCGCTCTTTTACAGTCGCAACAGGAAACACAACTGGTCTTAAAGACTACAAACGTAACCAAGACAACGAATTCGATCACGTTGAAGTTGAAGAAAAAGTCTACACTCTTGAAGAAGAAAAATATTGGGGACGTTTCGTTGACCAGTTGGACGAACGTGACTCGAATGGTCAAGTAAACATCGAATATGTGATCGCTCGTCAAGCTGCTGAAGTTGTCGCTCCATATCTTGACAAACTTCGTTTTGATGCAGCACTTGGTAATGTAAGCGAAAATGTTGTTATGGGTAGCACAGCAGGCGCAAACAACGCTTACAATGCAGTTCTTGACGTTTCTGAAAAATTGGATGAGCTTGGAATCACTAAAGAACGTTTGCTCTTTGTTACTCCAAGCTTCTACAAGGCTATCAAATCTGAAATCGTACGCTTGCCGCAAGGTGATGCTGATAAAAAAGTCCTTGGTAAAGGATACGTTGGTGAGTTGGATGACTACACAGTCTACAAAGTACCTTCTAAATTCTTGCCAAATGTACACGCCCTTGCAGCAGCACCTGGTGTTGTGACATCTCCAATTCAGATTGACAACACTAAGTACAACGACAACGTGCCTGGTCGATTTGGTGAATTGGTAGAGCAATTGCTTTACACTGGAGCTTACGTCCTTGAACATTTCAAAAAATACATCATCACAATTGCAAATACTAAACCTGATGCTAAAGAGTCAGCTCAAGGTAAGACAGTGAATCGTGCGAAAGCATGGAAGTCTGGTTCAGATTACAAAAAAGGTGACACAGTGACTCATGAAGATAAAGTCTATGTTGCTATCAAAGACATCACTAACTCAACCAACAAACCAGATTCTGACTCAGAAAACTGGAAGGTTAAATAACGAGGTCTGACCTATGAAAGTCAGAGCCAAGCAAGCGTTCAATGATTGGCAAGCTAATGTGGTTCGACAAGAGAATGAAATCTTTGAGATGACAGAAGAACGCTTTGACGAACTATCTCACAATCTTGAAGAAGGGTTCTCGGTCGATATCGCAGATGTAGTTGAAATCATTGACGAAGAAGAAACCGAAGCACAAGGAGACGAGACGACTCCTTTAGATTAGGAGGTCTTATGGAACTTGGAAAACTTAAATTGTTGACAGGCGAGAGCGACGAAACAGTCCTCTCGTCTTTAATTTTACGGGCAGAAAATATTATCTTATCAGAAACTAATCGGGACAATCTAACGCCAGCACTTGAAAGGCTTATCCCTGAACTTGTAATCGAGCTCTACAATCGCTCAGGAAGTGAAGGAGAGCAGTCTAGAAGTGAAGGTGGTATATCTGTTACCTATGGAGAAAACGGATTGTCTATGGGCGTCTTACAGCGTATTCGGATGCATCGCTTAGCAAGGGTGGCAGGTCATGTTTTTGAAAAAGAGTAGACTGAAGCTATATCCTATGAAGCGGTTCAAGAAGACCGTGACAGATGAGGGAATTGCTAAAGAAGGATACACGGACGATGTTAAAGGGGTACGCTTGGAATTGTGGCCAGCTAGTAGTAAGCTACAATCTGAGATTTATGGCGAGCGCTTGAATGATATCCTGAATGCGAATGCGAGCAAAGATGCAGATATCAATGTGAAAGATGGTGTCTGTATCGATAGCGAGACAGAAGTCACACATCGGGTTATCTCGAAGAAAGTGTATAGCCAACATCAAGTCTTGGAGTTAGAACGTGTCAGAGCTTCTAGGGGCAGATAGACTCATAGCTAAATGCCGTAAACTAGCAAGTAAACAAGTTGGCGATGATATTGTCAGACGTGCGGTTTTGAATGCGTGTAAAAACATAGTCCAAGCAGAAGCTAAACTCAGAGCGCCAGCAAATGAGGGCGAACTGAGAAATAGTATTAAAGTAAGGGTTAAGATGGAAGGTGACCGAGTAATCGGAGAAGTATTCACGAACTCAGACCATGGCGCTTATGTCGAGCTTGGAACAGGCCCGAAAGGACAGGCTAGTCATTCTGGCATATCTCCAGATGTGAGTGTGTCTTATCGCTCTAGCCCGTGGTTCGTGCACGAAGACCAAATTAACGTAGGGCCTTACCATTTTCAAAAAGTGGGCGAGTTCTACAAAATGTATGGACAACCTGCACAACCTTACTTGTACCCTGCCTTGAAGGATAACCAAGAACGTGTATCGAACAACATCTCTAAATACGTTAGTAGAAAGTTGAAGGAACAGATATAATGATTAATATAAAACCCGTAATTTACAAAGAATTGCAGAAGGTCGCAGATAATGTGACCGACACTTATCCGAGCGATTGGGAGACTTTCCCAGTCGTTATTTTTTTAGAAGAACAAAATAAGCCAGGCGATTGGTTCGATGACAAAGAACAAAAAACATCAATTCGCTATAAGGTCGATATTTTTGACAATGACAGCACTAGCGACCTCGCAGTTAAAATCAATGAGATTTTTGCATCGTTAGGATTGCGAAGAACTGACTGTCAAGATGTTCCAGACCCATCACACTTGCGACACAAGTTGATGCGATTTGAAGGCATTGTCGACCTTGACTCTGAGCTTGTTTATCAGTATAGAATGGAGAATTAATACATGTTAGCAAACGGAATTACGCTGGCTTATGGCACAGCTAAAGGAACTTACACCAAACTTGAGGGGCTTAAAGAAGTACCTGAATTCGGTATCGAGCCTGAAAAGGTTGAGAACACCACCCTTGAAGACAAGGTTAAAAAATATGAGTTTGGTATTGGTGATGCTGGAGAATTGGAATATAAATTCGCATACAAGAACGATGGTGCAAATGCTCCTTATCGTGTTCTACGTAATGCAGCAGACAACAAGACAAAACTCTTCTTTGAACAAACATACCCAGACCAAACCAAGGTTAAATTTGAAGGACAAGTATCTGTCAAACTTGGCGGCGGTGGTGTGAACTCTGTGATTGAGTTTACTCTTAAAATTGCATTGCAATCTGAACTTGAATTTACAGACGGAATTGGAGGTTAATTAAATGGCTCTACCATATACGACATGGAAGGTCAGCGAGGACAAGGAGCTAAAACTCCGACTCACTTCCTTGCAAGGGACTAAAGTTGAAGAAAAAATTGGAGCAAACTTGCTCAAGGTATTCATGCCTGAAGAAGGTGAAACTTTCACATTGCCTCCTTTGAAGGTGATGCTGCTCTTAACTCATGGAGCACTTCAAAAATATGAGCACGGTATTTCATTTGAAGATACATCTGACCTTTACGACGAGTATGTCGATAATGGTGGAGACCAGGCAGCGTTCATGGCGGATGTTATCTTGCCATTACTACAGGTTTCGGGTTTTATGCCAAGGGAGAAAACAAGCAAGAAGAAAGCTCCCAAGAAAACCAAACTGGAAGTAGTCGAGTAGAACAGACTACGGTCAATTCTATAACTGAAATAGTTGAGAGGCTTTACCCTATGTTTTTAGACATTGGGGGGGAGCCTCTCGTTTTTTGGGATTTAACGGTTCTTGAAATCAGAGACCTGATTGAAAGTTACAACCGTGTTAGAATCCAAGAGCGTAAAGAGAAGATTATTGATTCATATAGACTTTCACAAATGATTGCTAATAATGTTTCCTTGTTGTTTTCAAACGATGCCAAGCCGCTTGAGGTTTGGGACTATGCACCTGAATTATTCCAGGAAGAGAAAGAACAAGTCGAAAAAGCAAGGCAAGAACAAGAAATGCGATTACACAAAGAACGTATGCGCGCATTCGCTGAGAGTCACAATCGTAAAATGAAAATGAAAGGAGAATAGATGGGAGTTACTCTTGACGAACTCAAGGTAATGATTGATGCCGAAATCGCACCTTTCAAGAACAAAATGAAAGAAGTTGAGAATAGAGTCAAAGGTGCATCTAGCAAAGTTCAAGAATCAACTAACAAAATCAAGGAGCAGTCTGGCTCAATGCTAGGTGTGTTTGGTAAACTTGCCAAATTCGCTGGTTTTGCTTATCTTGGGAAGAAGTTGCTTGATGTTGGTATGTACTCGACTCAAATGGCTCTTGAAGTTACGGCAGCAGTCAACCAGATTAAGCGTCAAATGGGCGAGAGCTCACAGACATTCTTAAAATGGGTTAACGACAACGCAAACGCTATGAACATGAGTACTGGTGAAGCGACAAAATATGGGGCGGTTTATTCAAACTTATTTTCTGGCTTTATCAAAGACTCAGACAAGCTTAGCGCCTATACTGCTAAGATGCTTCAGACATCTGCAGTTGTAGCTGAAGGTTCAGGCCGTAGTATTACGGACGTTATGGAGCGTATTCGTTCAGGTTTGCTCGGGAACACCGAAGCAATTGAAGATTTAGGAATCAACGTCAATGTGGCGATGATTCAATCTACTGAAGCGTTCAAACGTTTTGCAAATGGCCAAAGCTGGGACCAACTCGATTACCAAACTCAGCAACAAATCCGTTTGATGGCTATCTTGGAACAAGCGACTGCTAAATATGGTACAACCTTGTCTCAGTCAGTCAACGGACGAATCAGCTTGTTTAAATCATTACTAAAAGATGCTGCCTTGAACGTAGGTAACGCATTCTTGCCGATTATCAATGCTATCATGCCAGTCTTGAACTCGTTCGCTATGGTGCTGAAGAATGTTACTGCTAAATTGGCCGAATTCATCGCTTTGATGTTTAACAAAAAAGCTACTGTAAAAGACGGTGGTGTAGCTGGAGCAGTCAATGACATGAATGGTTCATTGCAAGATGCAGCAGGCGGTGCAGGCGACCTCGCAGATGCCATGGGTGACGCAGATGATGCTTCAGGTGGTATGGCCGATAACCTCGACGACACAGCCAAGTCAGCTAAAAAAGCCGTTAAGGAATTACTTGGTCTAATGGGATTTGATGAAATCAACCTATTAGGTAAGAAAGACGATTCTGGCGATGATGATGGCGCTGGCAAAGGCAAAGGCGGTGGCGGTGGAGGCAAAGGCAAGAAAGGCAAAGGGGGCGGTGGCGCACCTTTCAAGGATATCTTGCCAGAAGTAGCTCTTACCGATATGGAAAACCAATTCAAGAGTATCTTTGACGGTCTTGGAGATAAACTAAAAGGTTTATTTGACCTATTTGGTAAAGGGGTTAATGCTGCGTTTAGAGCTGAAGGTCTAGAACGTATCAAGATTGGTCTTGGTCAAATCAAGACGACACTTGAAGAAATCGCCACTGATCCACGGGTAGTTAATGCCTTCAATGGCATGAACGAGAAAATCGCTTATGCACTAGGGCAGATTACGGGTTCTATCGGTACGGTCGGAGTTGGTATCGGTGTTTTCCTTGCTGAAAGCATTGCAAATGGTCTAGGACGCCAAAAAGAGCGCATCATTCGCGCTCTGGTGGCAGAATTTGAGAACACGGGCAATATGTTTGCCTCGGCCGGAAATATCGCTCAGGCATTCGCAGATGGGTTCTATGATGTCATTACATCGACTGGTGCTATTCGTATCGGAAGTTCGATTGTGTCATCTATTTTAGCGATTAGTTCAAGTATTGTAGAGATTAGCTACAAGTTCGGTGGTGACCTTATGAAAGGTATCGAGCGAATTGTTACAGATAACATGCCTGGCATTGCTGAAATTTTCTCAAACACTTTGTCTGACATCGCTCCAATCTTTGAAAGTGCTGAACAAGCAATTAATGATATGGTCGACTCAATCAGTCGTGTGTATGATAATTATATTAGACCGTCGATTGAATCATCAACAAAGGCTATATCTGGTTTTGTTAGTGTATTTGTAAAAGGCTGGAATACTTACATCCAACCAGTTATCAAGAAGTTTGGCCAAGGTTTTTCTGACACAATTAGTAAACATATTTCACCATTTATTCAAAAGGTGTTAGATATGATAGCTAGTTTCCAAGAAATGTCGCAAGTCATCAATGCTTATTTAGCACCAGTTATCAGCTTTATTGTTGAATTACTAATTAGAATCCTCGCTCCTGCCATTGAGTACATAGTAGAGGTTTTCCGTGTATTATTTAATACTGCTGCAGATATTTTGGGAGGTGTAGCAGACTTCCTCAAAGGTGTGTTTGATATTATCACGGGTATCCTTACCGGTGATATGAGCAAGATTTTCGATGGCTTCACCGAAACGGGCGATGCTATTATGAGCATTTTGTCTACAATCTTAACCGGATTGTTGGATTTAACAGTGGCAGTATTGAGATTTATCTGGGATACTGTTGTGGCAATCTTCCAAGGAATTTGGGATGGTATCGTGGCTATCTTCACACCGATTGGCGAATGGTTCGCTGGCGTGTTCCAAGTTGCATGGGATGGAATTGTTGCCATCTTCACGGATTTAGGAACCTGGTTCGGTGATCGTTGGACTGAAGTGACTACTGCACTTTCAAATGTCGGTACCTGGTTCACGGACATGTTTCAAAAGGCTTGGAATGGGCTTACTGGTATATTTGCTAATATCGGTACTTGGTTTGGTGAAAGATGGAACGATGTAACGAATGCACTTGCTAACGTAGCTACTTGGTTTGGAACTATCTTCACAAGTGCTTATAATGCAGTCGTGAACGCATTCAGTAATATTGGAGGTTTCTTCAGTGGAGTGTGGGCGACTGTTAAGAGTATCTTCGTCAATGCTGGTCAAATGGTCGGTAGCGCGGTAGGCGGTGCTTTCAGAAGCGCAGTTAACGCTGTTCTAGGCACTATTGAGAATGTCGTCAACGGTTTCGTTGGTATGATTAACGGTGTCATCGGCATGATTAACAAGATTCCTGGAGTATCTCTAGGAAGCATTGGTTATGTCAGTCTTCCTCGTTTGGCTCGTGGTGGTATCGTCGACAGTCCTACAGTAGCTATGATTGGTGAAGCTGGTAAAGAGGTTGTCATGCCTCTTGAAAACACAGGTTTCTTACAAACTATGGGACGTGTTGTAGGTGGTGCCGTAGTCAACGCTCTAGGTGGTAATTTGACACAGTCAAGTGGCTTCAGTGGAAATGGTGACATCATCATCCAAATCGGTGGACACGAATTCGGACGTGTAGCTATCCAAGAAATCAATAAAGAACAAGAACGTGCAGGACAAGTCTTGCTTAACATCTAAAGGGAGGTAAAATGGCACGCTTAATCATTAACGGGGTGGCTGTTAAGCCTCCCAAAACTTTTCAAGTCGACATCCAAGATATCGACGGAGAAACAGGACGAAATGCTAACGGAGACATGGTGCGTGACCGTATCACGACCAAGAGGAAGTTAAATTGTGAGTGGGGCATGTTGACTCAAGGAGAAATGAGTCAGATTTTAAATGCTGTAGCCCCTGAATTTTTCGAGGTATCTTATCCGGATCCAATAAATGGACAAACAACTAAAACGTTCTACGTTGGTGATAGAACAGCTCCAAGCTATTCGTTTACTGAACAGTTAAAACCATGGTCAGGGGCCAAGTTTAATCTGATAGAAAGGTAGGTAGAACATGGATATATTCAGACGACAGAAGTTCAATGAAGCTATGTTTGCTAAGAACCGTACTCTTGCTATCAGAGTTGGAACCTACCAATCTAGTGACATCAAAGAGGCTAGTTTCGAGTATGGCTATATCAAAGGTGATACTTACAAGCCAGGTGGAACGTGTGCTGGTAGCGGTAAGATTACTTTTACAAGCATTATCACGACATTCAATAAGCTAGATAAGATTTATCCTGAAATCGGTCTTTTGGTAGACGGAACCTATGAATGGGTGAAGATGGGTGAATACTTCATCAATGATATTGAAATCGACCGCAATCGAAACACGACCAAGTTTGACCTCATGGACGGGATGTTCAAGTTAAACCGTGAGTATGTCACAGACTTGACCTTTCCGGCAGAAATCAGACAAGTCGTCAAAGAAATCTGCCTAAAAACTGGCATAGAGCTAGCAAACGAAAACATGGATATCACATCCATGAATTATGCTATTGAGACGAAACCTAAAGAAAAAAATAAGACATTCAGAGATATATTGAGTTTAGCCACTCAAATGCTCGGGATGTCTTGCTTCTTTAATCGAGAAGGGAAACTTGAAATTAAAGAGTTGACCGACTCAGGTATCGTGATTACCGCAGACAATTACTTCTTACACGGTTTAACCAGAAGTGAGGTTGAGTATCAGATTGCTGGTATCACTTGTAAGAAAGATAAAGAAGGGTTGACTGTCGGAACTCGCACAGGTCGTTCACTTGAAATTGAAAATCCGTTTATGACTCAATCGATTTTGGATAACCTTTATCACAAAATCAAGGATATTCGATACTATCCATTCAACTTGAACTTTCAAGGTCATCTTCTTCTTGACGTTGGCCAATGGGTAACAATCAAAACGAACAAGGGCGAGACGTTCAAATCTCCCGTACTAAGTCAATCTTTCAATTTTAAAGGCGGACTTCGCAGTCGTATTAGTGCTGATAGTAAGGCTGGGAATGATGCACAGTATTCATACGCTGGAACCATTACTAAGAAAATCGAGCAATTCAGCGAGTTTGAAAAACAACTTCAAAACCAAATTGAAGAAGCCGACAGAGGGTTCAATGCCAAGGTTGACCAAATCAAAAAAGATTTCAATGACCAAATCGAGCTCGCAAAGGCTAAGGCAAAGGAAAACAAGCGTGCCTTGTCCGATGAAATCGACAATCGATTCTCAGGTTTCGATAGCAGCATGAACGAGAAACTCGAAGACCAACGGACTAAAATCGAAGAGATTCGAGCTATTGGCACAACGGTCAGTCGAACTGCTGAAGAAGCTCTAGAAGAAGCTAGAAGCGCTCTAGTGTCTGCCAATACTTCTAAAGACTTGTCTGACTCGAACTTTGCTAAAATCGAGCAGATTACAGACAGAATCAGAACGCTTGTGACCAAGCAAGAAGTTGACCCTCTGACAGATAGGTTGAGAATTGCTGAAAGCAGAATCGAGGTTCAAGCTGACCAGATTACCGAGAAATTATCTCGTATTGATTTTGACAGATTGGCCAATGACAGAGGTTTTCAAACTGCTACTCAGGTACAGAATTTAGTCAAGAATTCTGTCGATGGATTTCAAAGGACTATTTCACGTATTGAAACCAAGTTAAGAGATGTTATTCGAAACGATAATCTCTTGCAGAATTCTTCCATCATTCCTGCAGGGAATGGTTTGGGAGGTAGTTGGAGATTGAATAACTCGGGCGGTAGTGGTAAGACGGAAGTAGTATCACTCACAGATGCGCCACATACTGCTATTAAAAAGGGGATTCGAATTGTAAATAATACGAATGGCGGAAACAAGGATATCGCACAAGGTATTAACTTAGTTGTTGGCGAGAAATATACAATGTCCTGTTGGGCGAGAGTAATTAAGCCTAATGCAAATTTACTACTTCATCCATGGGCATCAAATAATCGTGATAGATACATGAATAACCCAATCACAAATACTGATTGGGTTCGATATCAATTCACATTTACTGCGGATTCCGTCTATAATTCAATCCAATTCGGTCAAACAGGCAGTGGTAGTCTTGAAATCTGCGGTATGAAACTTGAACACTCAGACAGAATGACAGACTACGATGTTAACACTTCTGAAATCGTGAGTGTTGCTGATTTCAACGATGTAGTCGATACGGTTAAGAGTCACACACAAACGATTCAGATACAGAATGAGTCTATCTCTCAAGTGCTTCAGACTGCTGACGGTCTAGTTAGTCGTGTATCTAATTTCTTGGATGACTTTAACCTGGTATATGATCCAACGAATTTCAGCAAGTGGGCTAAGAAGCAATCTGAAGCAAATGTAATCGAAGTTCAAGCTGATACAAGGTTGCTACGAATTACAACAAGCGGCAAGAATCAAGAAGTCTACCACGGTTTCGCATTGCCACTTAATACCTCAACCTTTACAAAGGGAGAGAAGCTCAGCTATCGCATGGAGGTTTGGGTAGATGCCTTGCCAGATGCACCGCTTGGCATTGAGTTATGGAATGACAACAGCGTGATCGCCTCTGACCGTGCGAATTTCACGAAAACCGGAATTCAAATCATCACAGGTACGATGACAGTCCAGAAATCATCGACTAAAACAAGAGAATTCCCTCTCGAAATTTGGTTAATGAAAAACGGGCAAGTTGCCATCGGTCAGGTATCGCTTATTAGAGGTGACAAACCTCCTAAACGCTTCAGCGATAACACATCTACACAGGATGTTGTCACACAAACTCAAGTATCACAGCTACGTGACTCGTACGCTATCCAAACCCTTACTGGACCTGGAGCGATTTCTTCTCAAATCAATCTGAATAGCAATAACATTCTGATTGAAGCTGCTAAAATCCGACTCAAAGGTAGAACGCTTCTAGATGAAATCACAGCCATAGACGGGTATTTCAAGCGATTGTTCGTGGGAGATGCCAGAGTAGGTACGTTGAATGCGGATATTATTCGCTCAAATTCGATTTCAGCAGACAAATTGATATTTGATACTGCTTTAGCGAAGAAGCTCGTAGCTAGTGATGTATTCACGGATACGTTGGCAGCTAAAACAGCCTTTATCAACAAGCTACGATCAGTAGTCGTATCAGCAACCTTACTTGAAGGTTACAAAGGTCGTATCGGTGGTTTCCAGATTGGTACGCATGACAAGGACCCAAACAGTTATTGGATTACTGGTATAAACAAATTCAAAGTAGGTATGGGGAATGGAAGTGGAAAACCAGACCAAACCGCTCTTTGGGTAAACTGGGGAAACGATTGGAGCAAATCAGGATGGAATTCTTGGTATGTAACCAACGACGGGCATATGTATTGCAAAGGTGAGGTAAATTTCTATAATCGGGTGGATTTTTCAGATACAACATATGTTAACTTTTACAGTAAATTCAATGCTTTGAAAGGAATTTGGGTAGGAAGCAACGATATCAATGGAGATGGTGGAAACCCAGCTGGTGGGCAAAATGCGGTTGTTTGGTGGAACCAAATCACGACTGGCAAGTGGAGACAACACGCTGGTATAACTACTGCTTCAGATAGAAGATTAAAAGAGAATATCAAAGCAACATCTGTCAAGGCTTTAGATAAAATCAAGGATTTGAATTTAGTAGCCTTTGACTATATCAAGGATAAAACCCACGAAGAAATCGGTTTGATTGCTCAAGAAGTTCAAGAAATTATCCCATCAGCCATCGAATCGTACGTAGGAGAAGATACTCATTTAACAATCAATTATCCTAAAATTATACCTTATCTCATCAAAGCCATTCAAGAATTAAACCAAAAAGTAGAAAGGTTGGAAACAACAACATGAACGAACAAGACAAACAGATTAGCAGTCTGACGATTAAATCATTGAGTGAAAAAATTAGCAATGAAGCTACTCAATCAGCTACGCTAGAAGCTCTATACACAGTTACAGCTATGGAACTAGAGCAGATGAAACAAATCATCGAATCAGACGAAGACCTTAAAGCAAAATTTGAAGAAGTGAAAGGACAAACAAAATGACAGTAAACAACTACACACTCGCAACTAAACCTTATACTCGTGGTTTTGGAGACAAAACTACAACAGTTGTAGAAATTCGATTACAAGACGGAAATCGTTATAGTACCAATCAACGTGAACTTGTAGGTGACCGTACTCAAGATAATGAAGAAACGCTTATCCAATCGGTTCTTGATATCCTCAAAGCTGAACTAGATCCAGGCTCTGCAATCGTACAAGCTCAATCTAAAATCGAGCAAGCTGAACAGAAGCTTACTGAAACAGAAACCAAGCAAAATCAACTTCTTGAAATCACAAATAGAATTAACAAAGTAGTTCGTGTTATGGCTCAAGATTCAATCATGGGTGAAAAAATTGCTTACGGTACTACATACAAGGAACTTGTAGAGCTATTTCCACTTGTAAAAACTGGTGAGAGCTACGCCCCTGGTTCTATGTTTGCAATCGAAGATCCAGGGCACGTTGAGTTGAACGGTGAAGGCAAACGAATCCTTATTCAAACTAACCAACAATTCGTTTATCAAGGAGAGACACTCAAACAGCTTGAAGGTTCACCATCGCAAAATGGAATTCTTGCTATTTGGAAATGGGATGCTCCTAAACCAGAGAAACCATCTAGCGAGCTAGATACTCAACCAGTGTCACGTTAGGAGGTGTATATGCAAGACTTAGCATTTCACGAACTAATAGAGCATCTTAAAAACCTATCTTACAGCCCATATATTCATTTCTTTTTTTGGCTTATGGTACTTGATATTGTTACTGGATACATCAAGGCATTTAAGACTAAGCGTTTTGATAGCAAAATTGGAACAATGGGATTGATTCGACACTTCATTGTTTTCGCAGTCATCCTACTTGTAGCTATGTACGCACGTTCACTTGGTTTTCGTAGTTTTGGGATTGCTTGGACTATGTTTTTTGCTTTCAATTATCTATTTTCGGTCATTGAGAATTGGGAAATGATAGGACTGGCATTCCCTGAATTCCTAAAACCGTATATCAATCAAATCAAGAAAGACAACGCTCGTAAGATAGGTCAATTGCTGGTCAACATTGACCAAAAAGATAAAATCGAAGTCGAAGTAAAGGAGAAAGACGATGCAACAAATCAATGAAATTTTAATTAATGGTGCTATCAGCATTCTAGTTATCTTGGTAGGTATCGCAGTTAAGGCTGTCAAAGAATACCTTGTCCAGAAAGGCGGAGAGAAAACAATCAAGATTGTTGAAATCTTGGCTAAAAATGCTGTAAATGCGGTTGAGCAGGTATCATCTGAGACAGGGTATAAAGGTGAAGAGAAACTAGAACAAGCACGAATCAAAATCCGTGCTGAGCTTAACAAATACAACATCCACATGACTGATAGTGACCTCGACACATTCGTTGAGTCGGCAGTCAAGCAGATGAATGATGCTTGGTCTGAAAAATAAATCAGAGAACCCTTTGGGGTTCTCTTTCTTTATTAAAAGAAAGGAGGTAGCACTTGAAGAAGGTTATTGAAAAGAGATTAACCATTTCACCAAACAATCGAGATGTAGACAGGCTTTATCAAGAATTTTATAGCAAAGATAAAGGCATTGCTGAATTTAAGTTCACAGTTGATAACTTGACCGCGACTAAGGTTATCTGCTTATTCTATTTTAAAGGGACTAAAAGATACCAGGAAGTAGACGCAGCAATCGAAGATAATTCGTTTACGGTTCAATTTGATACATCTCTAATCACGACAGATGAGTTTGTTATTGGCTACATCTACTTTGAAAAAGTAGAGCAGTCAGCGGATGTTTATAGCTTTATGTTCAATGTGCATGTGAGCGAAATTGACAAAGCAGTTAAGACACCGCTTATTGAACGTGAAGCTGGTCGAATTGTTAACGTCAATGACATTGTGACTAAGCAAGAGTTGGATGCGCTTTTTGAAAAAATTAAAGCACAAGGCGGCACGTATGACGACAGCAATCTACGTAGTGAAATCAGCCATATTTCAGCCGATATTGAAGCGTTAAAGACAAAGCCTGACAATGACACCATCTATAATGACAAGCC